AGCTTCACCGCAAACCCACCTTGCCCGTCAGCAACGCGCGTTGGGCGCAGGATGGTCACGCGCTGGTCAAGTTCGCCGGGTCTAACCATACCAGCCGACCCGATGCCGCCCGATCAGTGCTTCAACCGCCATTGGCGCGTCGCGCAAATTCAGGCTGGTTGCCGCTGTTCGGTGTTCATACCAGTATGCCACAAGCAACAGGATCGCGTGACGTATGCCATCTGGCACATCTGACGCAGCATCACCGAAGCCCGCCTTGTACGTAATCTTGATCGCATCTTGCCGCGCCTGAGCGCCGGGCCATGCAGCGCCGGGCTTAGGCTCAATCGTCACGAAATCGCCAGCCTTGCGCGCCTCGAAATCGGCAACGTCAGCCGATTGCAGCGATCCTTCGGAATCGTAAAACTCGACAGCCTCAAGAGATTGAAACGGCCCCATCAGCAACCGAACCCTGCCCGGTGATTGCGGCCCCCATTGCGCCCATGTCTGCGTGATGATCGCGCGGTTAAGCTGGCCGTCACCATCGAACAAATCAACAGCAGCAGAAATCAGCGAAGATATAAGCGCATCGTCAGCATCATACTCAATCCGCGCCTGCGCCTTGGCCTCTGCCAGCGTTACAGGCTCAACCGCGGGTGCGGCCACACGCTCAAGCGCGGCAACGCTTGGTTGCCCCTGACCGAGAGGCCAGACAATGCTCATTTGGAAGCCTTCTCAGTGCGCGGACGCTTAACGGCACGTTCAGGCGAAACAGACCGGACAGCCTCAGCCTGCCCCGCTTCAATCATGCGGATTGCTTCTTTGTCGGAAACCTCAATCACGTCACCGCGCGTTTCGGACCCTGCCGCAGTGGCGCGGGAAACCAGCAATTTGATTTTCATGTCATGCCCTTTCATATCGGCTTAATGAGACGGCGAGTTTCCCCGCCGCCCTAGAAGCCGATCAGAGACCGTCGTCAGTGATAAGGTGCTTGATTGCTGCGGTGTCCGACATTTCGCCATCAAAGCGAATATAGCCAGCGATGCCGAAGCCGGGCCAGAAATCCTTGTCCTGAATCGCGCCGATCAGTGGTGCGCCGACCTTGCGGACATAGTATTTTGAGAAATCACCAAACAGCATGACCTTCTTATCAGCGGCCAGTGAATCCATGTCCTGATTGATCCAGTAGCGGCGACCGTTGAAGGTGTTCGGAACCTGAGCCTGAACATTGCCCATCTGCCACAGATAGTTGCCGTCACCGTCTTTCAGCTTGCGCGCTGCCAGCAATGTTGCGTCATTGAACATATAAGCCACCTTCGGCCCCACGCGATATGCAGGGTCAACGGAATGCTCAAGGTCAAGGATTTCATCCCATGTGAATGCTGCCGTTGCAGCAGCAGTCTTGCCAAGGGTGGAAGCCGTTACCACGCCATTGGGCGCGGTGCTGCCGTTGCCAGTGGTCAGTTGCAAGTTCGCAATGCGGCCAAGGCGCTCACCCAGCAACCCGCCGATGAATTGCTCCATCGCAAAGATGCTGTCATCGTCCAGTTCGCGCGAGACACGCAGCCATTCGGTGTTGTAAGCAAAGGAGTTCAACACCTTCTGACCGAACGTAACGTCTTTGCCGCCATCGTCGGTCAGCGTTGCGCCTTCGGTATGCGCCTCTGCCGTAACAGCCGTATCGTTGACGGTTGGCATTGTCAGTTCGCCGCCGCCCGATGTGGTGATGACCGTGCCCACGTCCTCGTCATACATTGGCCCAAAGGCCTTCATGCTGACGACAATCATGTTCATCAACTCAGTTGGCACAGTGAAGCCGCCCGCCGCGTTGGTTGTGGTCTGTGCGCGATGCTCGACCTTCTGATACCCGCGCTGCAAAACAGCGCGCGCCTCTGGGTCCATAGCGCCGGTGTTGCCCTGATTGCGCAGGTAGTCATGAAACGCCGTGCGATAGTCCATATCGCCGCCTTGACGCGCCTCAACAGGATCAACGCCAGGACGACGCGCAGAACGCTGCTCATCTTGCTCACGCTCACGCTGTTCGGCCATCGCCTTTTCGGCACGTTCCAGCTTTTCGGCACGGTCGGCACGCTGGCCGATGGTGTCGTGTTCAGCCATCATCGTGTCAAACTCGCGTTCGATTTCCGAGGCGCGTTCGGCTGGCGTGTCGTCCTTGATCTCATCGAATTTGGCGCGCGCATTAGTGGCGATCCGCGCCTGCTGCTCACGCAGTTCCTTGATGGTGCTCATGATGTTTCCTTTCAGTTGAGCATCAAAAAAGCCGCCCCGAAGGACGGCCACTCAATAGGCTTTCGGCGCGGTGCCTTAGCCGTTCTCTCGCAGTGCGAGGTCTCGCTTCATGCGCAGGCGAATACGCGCTGCACTGAAATTCTGTTTGCGGGCTTCATTCCGGTGCGCCTCAAGGCTGCGCATCCCAATTTCGGTTCCCTCATATGCCGGGGTCGTCACGACAGACACATCATACAGCGATGCCTGTTTGATCGTGCGCAGGGGGATTTCTTCGCTTTCATCCCATTCCTGAACATCAGCGCGAAAGGCGAAAGACATCTTGTCCAGATCGCCGCGCTTCATTTTGCCCGCGATTGACTTTACGTCAGGGTCATCAGGGTCGAGCATGGTCTCAATGCGCAGGCCCTTTTCGTCCTCATACAGCTTCAAGGTTCCAGATCGTGTGCGCGCCAGAGGCAAGCCTTCATGGTTAATCAGGAACACAACATCATCCCGCCCGATTGCATCCTTGAATGCGCCGCGCTCAATGACTTCTCGGAACATGCCCGCAATGTCAGCTTCTTGACCGAACACAGCCGCGTAACCTTCAACGCGTATCCCGTCAGCTTCCGCCCGTATTTCTGCGGGGATGCCCGCGCGAATTTCATGCTTCATCAGTTTCGCCCTCCTGCGGCGTATCCTGCGGGGCAGGGTTGGCTGTGTGGCCCTCAAGCGGGACGGTCGCGCCCTGAATGAACAAGCGGTCGCCACCATCCATCGGTTCGCGGTTGTCCAGCGCGCGGGCCTCGTTTGGCGTTAGCTGGCCGGTTTGAATCGCTGTGCTGTTGCCTTCCATGCGGGTTTTGTAATCACCGCGCAGAAGCCCATCGAGATTGAACTCAACAATCCGCTTTGCACCGCGCCCGAATAGTTTGAGGTTCATTTCGGCCTCAAGCTGCTCAAGCCAGCGCTTCATTGTGTGTTTGACCAAGTGAAGGTCTTGCTGCTCCGAATTGCTGAATGTGGCGCGCGATAAATCTTGCAGGAATGTCGGGGGCAGCGAATAGATGCGCGCGATTTCTTCAACTGCAAATCGCTGCGTCTCGACAAGCTGCATCTTCTCTGGGTCAGTTCCAAGCGGGTCCAGCTTGTGGCCCATCGGAATTGACAGAACATTTGCGCCCTTGCGCGCCGCTTCCTTGGTGGCCTCTGCGATATTGTCAGCCGCGCGAACTGCTGATTTCTCACTGCCAAACGGACCTTGCAACACAAACGCAGGAAGCCCGCCATTCTTGAACAGCTTAGACCCGTAGTCATTGGCGTTGACAGCCTTGCCGATGGCAACAGCGCATTGACGAAGGGGCGAACGATGCCGCAACAAATCGCTGTGCAGCATGAACGTAATGTCTAGAACGTCCTCTTGCTCATACACCTGCGTTCTGCCGCCCGCCGTGTAGCTGTATTGCTTCCGACCATTCGACAGCATCTTGACCGTAGCGCCGGGCAACGGAAACAGGTTGATCGGCTGGTTGCGCTCGTTGCGCTCGATATACGTTACAAAGCGCCCTTCGGTCAGAACGCCCACCATCATATCATAGCGCCATTGAAACGATGACAGGCTGTCGTTTACTGCATCATGCAGCATCGCAACCGATGGGCTTGCCCGCGTGTCCTTGACCTTTTTCTTGCCTGTGTCTGTCTTGTCGTAAACGTGCAGGGGAAGCCCCGCGACCGTTCCCGCAATAAAGTTGATTGCCGCCCATACAGCGGGAACGCCAAGCGCCTCTTCCATGCTGACAGATGCCGTCGCCTCAATTCCGAACACGCGAAGAAAGTCAGGCGATGATTGCGTTACCGTGACGCTGCGCGCTTCCGGCTCTTTTTTCTTGCCGAAACCGAACATCAGCCAACCTCCAAAACAAAATTCTCATCATCCCAAGGCGAAACCGGGCTGGCCTCATCAAGCGAAGCCGCCCCAATCGCCATTGCAGACGCAACCGCCGCGTCAATGCGCGTTGATGCGCGCTGTTTTTCGAACCGCCGAAGCCCCGCAGGGCTGGCCCAGAATGTC